TGGAAAATAGAAGTAAACATTACGGAGACGTAGACAAATGGGTAAGAAAAGTAATTGATTCATGTGAGACATATGAACAAACTTTTGGTGTAAGAAGTTTGATACTTAATTTTGAGGGTCAAATGTATCGTAATAAAGTTGATCATAACTTAATTTGGTCTGTTAGATCTTCTTTAGATTTAGAATTGAAATTTAAACGAGATGAACTAAGAAAAAAACAATTAGAGAATGAAGTTTGAAATTATATAAAATGGAAAGTAATAGAATATGAATTTTACGAATAGAGAACAGATTGGTGATTTCATTAAGTTTCATAACTTAAATGGAATTGGTGTTGAATTAGGATCCTTCAAAGGGCAATTTGCGAACACAATATTAAACAATTGGGGTGGAACCTTATTGATGGTTGATGTATGGAGAGAATTACCTCATCAGGAGTATGATGATGTCTCAAACCATAGAGAACACATTGACGCATATTCTCAGGCTATGGATAACATTAAGGGATTTGAAGATCGTGCTTATATGTTAAGAATGAAGGGTGAACACGCTTGTAATTTCATTGAGGATAAATCATTAGATTTTGTGTATATTGATGCTAACCACACATATCAGGCAGTTAAAGAAGATATTAGATTATGGTACCCTAAGGTTAAGTCGGGTGGTTTGATTATGGGTCATGATTATTTATCTGATTATTTTTATGAGGGTCAAATTGAAAAGGATCAACCTTTATATACTTTCCCTGATGGACAACCTGAGAAGTCAACATATACAGGAATGTTTGGTGTTAACCCGGCAGTGGATGAATTCTGTCTTAACAACGGATATAAAGTAAATAAAACCGATGAGTTTCTTGCCAGTTGGTGGTTCATTAAAAAATAGTTTATGGAAAATAGGATATCAATTATACTTCATTGTACTGAGAATTATTTACAGAACTCTTTGAATTTAGTTAAGTCATTAAATCTATATCATAATAATTTAGATTTTTATTTATACACACTTAATTTTAAATATAATTCTGAAATACCAAACTTAACCACGGTTCCTGTTGAATCATTAAGTATTGAAAACAATATGAGTTTTGTTGGAAACAAAAATGATGTATCCAACAAGAATATGTTTAAGTCAGTGTTCTTCAAAAGTAAGGTAGTATTACATACGTTAGAGCATCTTAATTTAGATCAGGCAATCTACATTGATTCTGATATGGTACCTACAGGTGATATATCTGGACTATTTAAATATTTTGATCAGGTTGAGGATTATCCGTTAATCCAACAGGGGTTGTTTGAATATCAAATAAATTACGGTAGAGGTAATCCATTCCACAATGGAGGTTTTGATGAGACAAATATTTTGGAATATCCATTAATGAAAATGAACCACATACCGGTAAAAAATAGAACGCATTATTCTGTTACATCGGTAATGGTTTACAATAAAAATTGTAAACAATTCCTCAAAGAATACGATTGGTTAAACGAGTTTGCATTTAATTTGGATCTTGAAGAAATTAAGTTTTACTATCCATTTAGTGATGAGACAACCATGAATGTTTTATTGTGGAAATACAAGTACAACAAAAGATTACCATTTTTACAGATGAACATTGATGATATTAATAATGTTAAAGAATATTATGAATCAAACTATGAGAATGAAAAAGAGGTGACATCTTATGTTAGAGTTCCTAGTAAAGAAAAGAGAAGAGACATATTATTTTTCCATGGGGCTAAAGGTGAGTTGTCAAATGAAATTGTAACATTACAAAATAATGTTTTTAACTCAAGAATAGATTTAGATGAAAATAGATATTACATTTCAAGTAATATAGATTTTGATAGAGAGTTAAGTATTATTTTTTACGATGGTGATAATTTTATATATTCTTCAGTAAGTCACATAAAAAAAGGTTTTGAATATTGGTTTTCACCTGGTAGACACCTAAATACGGTAAATGACTTAAATGTTAAAATTTACGATGGTTATAGATTGATATATAAAAAAGTGTAAAATAAATTAGATTGGTACTGATAATATTTGTATATTTGTAAAATATTATTTATAGAAATACAAACATGATTAACAATATTGAACTTATAAAACCATTACTTAACTTCACTGACGATGGTGATTTCTATATGTTGTATGTATTCAAACGTAAGAAAGATCAACCTGAAGGTGAGAGAGACAACCACCAATCAGTTCGTACCATCAAAACTTATTGTGTTGATTCTATTGAATACTTGGAGAAACGATATGATGAGATTAAACAACTTTGTGAGATGTTTAAGGCTCGTGCATACATTCACGTTCAGAAACAAAACCATAAGGATGTTTCATTGGAGATGATGATGTCCTTGGCTGAAAGAATTAAAAACGGACAACACATTCAGAAAGGTTTGTTTGACTCAGTTGTTGGACAAATAAAGACCAACGAGAAGAGGTGGATTGTTGATGTTGATAGTAAGGACAACAAAGAGTTATTAAAGGTTAAACTTGCAATTGACAGTTGTGCTCCTTTTGGGAAAGATAAAATCATAAGTGAAATCCCTACCAAAAACGGATATCATTTGATTACCGATAGATTTGATGTCTTGCAGTTTAGTAATGTATATCCTGATATAGATATTGTAAAAAAAAACCCAACATTATTATATTATCCTAAATCATTATAATTTATAACATTTAAATTTTTCTTTTGGATGTCGTAATATATTTATAAGATATGTATCATTATGTTTATAAATTAGAATTACCGAAAACAAAAGAATTTTATTTTGGTAGTAGAACATCTAAAGTTGAACCAACTAAAGATGTTTATTATATGGGGTCTATGAGGTCTTGGAAAACAGATAAAAAAAAATTAATTAAAACTATTATTAAATGTGATATTATTAATAGAGAAGATTGTATTAGATATGAACGAGAGTTAATCATTGAACATATTTCCGATAAATTAAACAGGAATGCCCATATTCCTGATGTTGGTTTTAAAACTGTTGGTTTGGGACAATATATGGGTGAAAATGGTAAAGTTTATAGAGTACCAAAAGATGATGAGTTAGTTTTGAATGGGACATTAAAACCATTTTGGTACGGTAGGAAACATAATGAAGAGTCAAAAAAGAAAATGAGTCAATCAGCTCTTGGTAAAAAAATTACCGATGAAACAAAAAAGAAGATGAGTGAATTTTGGAAGGGTAAATTAAAGACCTCCGAAACAAAAACTAAAATGAGTGAATCCGCAAAGGGTAAAAATAATAATTATAAAAGATATTTAGAACGAACCGGATTACCTCACGCTAAATCTAAACCTGTTTTACAATTTTCATTAGACAATGAATTTATTAAAGAATGGACGAATGCTTTAATTGCTTCAAAAGAATTAGAATTATCTTACAAAGCAATAAATAATTGTTTAAGGAAAGGATATAAAAAGTCACAAGGTTTTATTTGGAAATACAAATAATTTTTAGTATCTTTAAGAAATATAAATAAGTTTTATATTACCCAAATACATTAGAAAATGGATTATAAAAAAATAAAAAGAAAAGAATGTTTATTTGAGATCATTAATGATGTCACAAATGGCATGGACATATACAACCATAATGGATCTTTTTGGTTAATTAATACCGAAGAATTAAAATGGATGGTTGAATTTACTAAAGAAAAAACATTGTGGTATAACTACAATTTATTTAAATCTTTATTTAAGGGAATATCTTTAGATCTTATGGAAAATCAAGAATATATAACCGAATGGTTTGAGTCAAGATTTCTTAAACCTGAGGTGGTTGAAGATACCATTCAAAATGGGGTGAGACACACCAGCATAACAAATGCTAATGCTGAGAAAAGAGTTGAAGATACCATTCAAAATGGGGTGAAACACACCGAAGAAAGTAATCCGTGGATGTGCATGGGTGTTGAAGATACCATTCAAAATGGGGTGAAACACACCAATAAAGCGATTATCCGTATTAATAGTGTAGTTGAAGATACCATTCAAAATGGGGTAAAACACACCAATCGTACGTTGGAACCATTGAGCATTATAGTTGAAGACACCATTCAAAATGGGGTTAGATACACCTCTACTTACTATTCTGAACAACCCGATTCAGTTGAAGATACCATTCAAAATGGGGTGAAACTCACCTCAGATATAGGGAAAGAGAACGCAACACGAGTTGAAGATACCATTCAAAATGGGGTGAAACACATCAAGGTAAATCATCATCCATTGCATCAGATAGTTGAAGACACCATTCAAAATGGGGTGAAACGCACCAGAAGGAACTTCAGGAAGAAACACCAAAGAGTTGAAGACACCATTCAAAATGGGGTGAAACGCACATCTACGGTTGGTCATCTTCATCCGGAACTGGTTGGAGATATTATTCAAAATGGGGTGAAATACACCCGAATGATAGAGGAAGAAGATTCGTTTGAGGTTGAAGATGCCATTCAAAATGGGATAAAATACATCTCCAGTTCTGTTGGAAACTGTAAATATGATGTTGAAGATATCATTCAAAATGGGGTGAAAGAAACCATCCAAAATGGACAAAAGAACAAGTTGAGAGTTAAAGATACCATTCAAAATGGGGTGAAGGAAACTGAATTACATAAAGGGGTTAGACCATTGGCAGTTGAAGATACCATTCAAAATGGGGTGAAACGCACCAATCGTTCAAGTACAGATTGTCCCAAAAGCGTTGAAAATACCATTCAAAATGGGGTGAAGTACGCCTTTCCATTGTCAAAACTGACAGTCACTTCAGTTGAAGATACCATTCAAAATGGGGTTAAAGAGATCGGGGATATTTGTCTACGACGAAGCAGCGTTGTTAAAGACACCATTCAAAATGGAGTTAAACACACCGTTATTGGTGACATCTTTAATGATTGTGCGGTTGAAGATACCATTCAAAATGGGGTGAAACACATCGAGATTGGGTGGGCACAATATAATAAAGTTGAAGATGCTATTAAAAATGGGGTGAAAAACACCAGTCCAAAGATTTTTGAAAATAAGAAGCTTGTTGAAGATACCATTCAAAATGGGGTGAAAAACACCCTGTTTTTGCCTGAATCGATTCAATCAGGAGTTGAAGATACCATTCAAAATGGGGTGAGAAATATTTCCCCAATGACACAATATATTGATTGGCAAGTTGAAGAAATAATCCAAAATGGGGTGAAAAACACCATAGATCTTAAACTTTCACGAGAAAACACTGTTAAAGATACCATTCAAAATGGGGTGAAACACACTGAAGATGGTGATTGGTTAGATGGTGATGAAAGGTTTAATGATATTATCCAAAATGGGGTGAAACACACTTTAGGGACAGAATATATGCAAAAATCAATGGTTAATGATGTTATTGAAAATGGTATGATTAATTTAAAGAAATAAAAAATGATAAAAAGAGAACACTTACAATTTATTTACAATCGTCTTATTAACATATACGGTGAAAAACCTACCTATGACTACATGATCAGATTAAAAGTCATATTGGATGAAATTGAATTAAAGGAAATTAATGACAACATTAATAGGATGAAAGTTGAAAACAATGAAAGATCTGAAGTAATTGTTAAATGTGTTGACAATTGTACCTGTATGTCTGTTGACAAGTTCAATGATGATACCGATTATTACATAACGTTTTATAAAACTTATGGGAATAAATCTTTGTGGAATAGAGTTAAGGAAGCTTGGAAAACCATTAGAGGTTTAAACTCAGATTTAAATGAAATTGTTTTAACCAAAGAAGATTATCAAAAATTAAGAAATTTTTAAATATGGTCAAAAAAACTTTTTATCAGATTAATAAATGGTTTGAATTAAATCTTGGTTGGTTTTTTGTGAACGGAATAAAACAAGAAGTTTGGGAAGAATACTTACGTAAAAAATATAAAAATGGAAATAGAAAAATTTGAACAGGCAAAAATAATCAAAGAAAATCTTGATAGATTGGAAAGACAAAAATACAAACTAGAAGGTGCTCTTAAAGGTTGTGGGTTGGGGGTAAAAATTGAGTTTACGAATCCTGGACCGTTTATGGTAAAAGGTGATGTAAGTTTTAATAACAAGGAGATTATCATAGAAATGATATCCAAAGAACTTGAAAGATTGAATAAAGAAATAGAATTGGTAAATAAAGAATTTGAGTTAATATAATTGAAATGGATAAACTACAACAACTATGTAAGTATATCTACGATTCTTCTGTTATGAGTTATAATGGTAAAACCAACCCTAACAAACAGGTTCTTAACATTAAACAATTGATCTTAACTTATATTAAGAATGAAATAACACCATGTGAACTAACGGATCAGGAAAAAATATCTTACATTATTGATAATGAAATGGAAATTACTCTTGCGGTTTCAAAAGGTCATCAAGCCAATAATGGTGATCAATATCAGGAAGCAAGAGTTAAGATTAAAGAATATCGGTTAGAATTAGGTTTAATAAAAAAATAAAAGTATATTTGTAATATGGACAAAGTTAGAATTTATTTAGATGATGTAAGAACGCCAGTGGATCCAAGTTGGATCGTTGTACGTTCTTATGATGAGTTCGTTCAAAAGATCAACTCAATTGGGTTGGAGAATATTGAATTAATATCGTTGGATCACGACTTAGGTGATAGTGCGATGGCGGAATGGCACTACGGTGTTGTGAAAAACTACATAATCAATTACGATAACATCACTGAGAAAACTGGTATGGATTGCACCAAATGGTTGGTTAACCAATGGTTGGATGGTAAACCTGTAGTAGAAGTTGTGATCCACTCTGCAAATGCCGTAGGTAGCGGTAATATGATGGGATACATCAACAATTACAGACACTTGAATAGAATGCCTCAGAATTGTGTGAGAGTTCATATAGAACACACCGTATAAAACAAATGAAGAAGATAAAGATTTATTTGTTTGTCTGTTTGTACTATCTTAATGTGGTAAAACAATCTATATTAAATATATTTTTAAAGAAATGAGTGATTTAGAAAGATTAGAAAATCAATTAGAGGAAATTGAAATGGTTCGTTATAGAATGGAGAATGAAGGTTTCCACTATTGTTTCAAACATTACTCATCATTCAAAGAAGTTCAGGATGAAAAGTTCCACGAACTGAGAAGAAAGTATTTGGAGGTATCTCATGAACTTGATGAATATGTCCATTCAACGATCAACACATTGAGAGATAAAATTGATGGATTGGAAGACATCAATTAAATAAATAAAATAATATGACACTAGGAGAATTTATTAAGAACTTTAGTCATAACAATATCATTAGGTTACATTACAAGGAACCTAGTGGTACTGGACTTGTATTGAGAGATTGGAACGATGTTTCAATGGACCACGAGATTTTAAAAGGTAAGGGTAAAAACCGACATTACATTAACAATGAGGTATTGGGACTAACGGGAATTAATTTCGGACAGGGATATACTCATTATCCTGAAGCAATTAACATAGTAATTGAGAGATTAGAAAACCAACCTATGATTGAGGAAACTCCTGACGAAACTGAATTTAATACCGAAAGTTGTGAATAAATTAGATAAACAATAGAAAAATATGAACAACCTAGATAAATCATACCAATCACTCCTTCAAGACATTCTTGATAACGGAGTAAAAAAAGAAACTAGAAACGGAGGAACATTATCTGTATTCGGTAGACAGATTCGTCATAATATGAAAGATGGATTTCCACTTCTTACAACCAAGAAGATGGCTTGGAAAACTATGGTAACTGAATTACTATGGTTTTTAAGAGGTGATACCAACATCAAATACCTTGTTGATAATGATTGTCATATTTGGGATGGTGATGCTTATAAGAGATATGTTGATAGTGATGAAGTAAGATGGCCAAAGAGTAAAGAAGATTTTATTGAACATATCAAAACAGATGATGAGTTTGCTAGAAAGTGGGGTGATTTAGGTCCTGTGTATGGTAAGCAATGGAGAAGTTGGCATACAGGTTGGGATGTAGTTGAAGATAAGAGTAAAGAGGCAGGTGTAAGAAGGATTGAGTACGGAATTGACCAAATCGCAAACCTAATCCGTGACCTTAAAACAAACCCAGACTCAAGACGATTGATGGTTAATGCTTATAATATTGGAGAACTGGACACGATGGTGCTTCCACCTTGTCATTATGGATTTC